CTTTTGACTTATTAGACAAAAAAGAAGAATGGTTTGGAAAATTAAAAACCATTCAGAAATATGCGATTTTAAAAGATAGACTTAGGGAGTCGGAGGGGAAGTGTTTTCAGTTTATTCCTGCTTCCATAAAAATTGACGAATCTTTGTGGGGCAAAGATAAACGTGTACCAAGATTTTTATGTAATCTATCTGGCCATTGGCATGATTTGCTGGGAAGTTGTTTTGATCAACTCAGTACATTTCTTGCTGATGGTTTCTTTTCTGGAGATGATTATTGCAAGATAAATGGTCAACTTATTACGTTGACTTTTGCTCATGCGTATACTAATCTTCGATTAGACAAATGGTTTAATTCACATCTTTATCGTTATGGTTTACATATTATATGTATGGGTGACGATATGATGGCAATAGACAATCGTGGTAAAACACGCTTTATTGAGTGTGATTTTAGCAAATACGATAGAACTCAAAATTCTTATCTATTGGCGTTGTTTTGGAGATTTCTTGACAAACTTGGTTTGTATGAAATTTCTGAGGTACATCAGCAAATGTACAGGTGTAAGATAAAATTACCCAACTACGAGAATCATTCCTTGCACAGTTTAAATTATCAACTTGAGGAAGTACGTATGAGATATACGGGCGAAGCTGCCACTTGCTTAGCTAATTCTGTTACCAATTTTTTGATAACTGCCCTTGCGTTGACTAGTGATGATCCAGAACAGTACTATAGAGACTGTGGGGTTCTGCCAAAATTGTATTATAAAGATGCTTACACCACTTTTTTGAAAGGTGTTTGGCTTTTTGGCTTGGATGGATTATATCACTGGACCAAATTACCTTCTATGTTTGGTAAGTTTGGTAAAAGTTTAACAGATCCGTTAAGCTTGTATTCAAAGAAACATAGTACACAACGCCGTTATGCTCAGTTTCTATATTGCCAGCTTCTCGGATACGGTAAATTTGCCAATAATCAATTTTATCGTAATATTGAAAAAGAAATTCACCGCTTAACCTATAATCGTATTGGGGATAAGGTGAACCTTATACACCACCCTTGGGAAATTAAAAATTGTGAGGTGGTTGCAGACGTAACTGAAGATTTTTTCAATTTTGTGTATATTAGGTATGGTTTTACTGATTTTGATCTTCTTCGTATTTTGGAGAAGTATCGAAGTATTGTGAGTATTCCATGTCTTTTTCGTAGTCACGAACTCGCTTTCATGTCCGAGCGTGATTATGGCTAGTCCCATTACGTCCGACTTTGTCGGTTTTTCCGCTTTATGCGAAGGAAGACCTTTATGTTCCAAATTATTTATTCTCCTTACCATATATTAGGAGTCTTATTAGCCATTCTGAGGCGCACAAAATCAGAATAAGCTGTGAAATTAGCAATCTTAACCCCCCCTTTCATGAATAATAACAATAATAACAAAAAA